AAGATGTAAACAGAGCGGCAGAAGGATTTTCACAAAGTTGGTATCCACACTTATATAGAGTAAAACTTAAACAAATAGTAGACTCACAAGAATTTAAAGAAATACTTGACTTACCTGCAGAAGAAGGTAGTACAAATACACTACGTGATGTGCTTTCAACTTACGAAAAAGAAATGCAAATCAACAATGCTGTATTGGCACAGGCAGAAGCAGATTCGGCCAAGTCAGGTTATGAAACTTCACACTTGTATACTTTACAAGTTGACAAAACAGGTAAACCAGAACTTGTTACTGCTGATGAAACAGATATAGATGCAAGTGTTAATAGTGGTCAATTAGATGCAAGTAGAGTAAATCAAACTCCAGAGCGTGATGGCTATCAAGGTTACTTGCTAGGAGATGGTATTGCACCTAATGGAGAAGTATTTGGTCATGGTATTACTTTCCCAACTGCATCTATTAAAGGTGATTATTTCCTAAGAACAGATTTTATGCCTAATAGATTGTTTAGATTTGACGGGCAACGTTGGGTTAAATATGAAGATTCAGTACGTGTTAATATTTCAAATACTGATACTAAGAATACACAAAAAGGAACATTTATTAACAACACTAAAACAGATAGTATAGGTGGCGAAACTGTACAAGAACGTCAACCTTTAAGTAAAGCACTAAAACCTAGGGCGGACAATTAATGAAAGTAAAAATAGTTCATAATATGGCAGGAATAATATTTGCACTATTAGGAGTATATTTTTTAGTAGCAGATATGAATGCACATCATCATGGACACGGCGGTGGTACTTTACTAGGTTTAGGTGAAATGACTTGGATGTGGTTTACAATGGCAATAGTACATTTCTTTCTAAATGATTGTAAATGTTCTAATTGCGAGGATAAAAAATAATGCAACATTTTTACGATGGACAAATAAGAAGATATATTACTCAAATGATTCGTCTAATGAGTAATTTTTCTTATGCTGATGGTAAAGGCGTACTAAGACAAATACCTGTTATGTATGGAGACATTACAAGACAAGTTGGTCATATCATAAGAGATAATAGTGAAAACAAAATTCCATCTGCTCCACGTATGAGTGTTTACGTTACTGGTTTAGAAATGGATCGTACAAGAACTGCTGATGCAACATACACAGGCAAAATTCATCTAAGAGAACGTGAACACAATTCTACAGATGGGTATCTTAATACAGAAGGTAAAAACTATACTGTAGAAAGATTAATGCCTACACCTTATATCATGAAAATGAATGCTGATATTTGGTCAACCAACACAGAACAAAAATTACAAATTATGGAACAGATACTTATGCTGTTTAATCCTAGTTTAGAAATACAAACAACAGACAACTATGTGGACTGGACAAGTTTAAGTGTAGTTGATTTAGAAGGTATTACCTTTAGTACAAGAAGTATACCAATGGGAACTGAATCAGAAATAGATGTTGCACAACTACAATTTAGCACACCTATTTACATTTCACCTCCAGCAAAAGTTAAAAAGTTAGGTGTTATAACAAATGTTGTAATGAGTATTTTTGATGAATCTAGAGGAACAATAGACCTAGGTGATAGTATGCCAGAATTAAAACAATATAATGATTCATATACAGAAGGCACTAAAGGTGGCGACACATCTACTGCTGGTAAAGATGGTATGGGTATTACAACTAGAGCAGATGCAGGAAGTGTACAAAGTGTAACTTATCAAAACTATGATGCTATTGTAATGAACAATATTGTACAGTTAGGTAAAAACGGTATTGCAGGAGAAACTCCTTGGACACTTGTATTAGATTCACACCCAGGTACTTATAGAGCAGGTTTAAGTAAAATTTATCTAGATAGAATTGATCAAGGTTCACCAGTAGTTGGTACTTTTGCATTAAACACTTTAGATGAAACACAAATCATTGTTAATTGGGATATGGATACAGTTCCAAGCAATACTATTTTAATTGGTCCTGGTGGTCCTAAAGGAACTATTAACGCAATTATTGATCCACAAAAAACTAATCCTACAAGTATTAAAGTTGCAGGTAATAGAATATTATTATTAAATGCAATTAATGATAGTGAAAATGTAGGACAAACAGTTGGTGAAACACCATATACATATCAATATGATGGTCCTGATGCTTGGAAAAATGCTGATGGTACAGACTTTGTAGCAGATGAAAATGATATTATTGAATGGGACGGCACAAAATGGAATATGGTTTTTGATGCAAGTACAGATGACGGATCAACTATCACATACACGACTAACCTTAACACAGGTGTTCAATATAAATGGAATGGTATAGATTGGACACTATCCTTTGAAGGCGAATATCGAAACGGCACTTGGCGACTAGGCCTCTAAAATAAGTACTAATATGAATAGTATTATTTGTAGCGGTGCTCTCTTCTATACACTTGATACCCAACGTTTTTTGTTTTTACACAGAACACAAACAAAACAAAATAATGTTTGGGGATTAGTGGGCGGAAGAAATGAAAGTGAAGAAATTCCTTATAAAGCACTACTGAGAGAAATAGAAGAAGAAATTGGTTCTGTACCAAATATTGTAAAAAGTATTCCTTTAGAAACTTTTGTAAGTAATGATGAAAAATTTAGTTTTCATACATATCTTTGTGTTGTTAAAAATGAATTTATTCCTAAATTAAATTTTGAACACAACGGTTATGCGTGGGTAAGTTTTAATAATTGGCCTAAACCATTGCACCAAGGTTTAAGAAATACTTTACAAAACAAACAAAATTTAACAAAACTACAAACAGTATTTCAACTAGTATCATTAATGGAGAAGTAATGAGTATTATCGTTTACGGTGATGTAATGCTTGACGAATGGCGTATAGGAAAAGTAGACCGTATTAGTCCAGAAGCACCAGTACCAGTTTTAGTAGAAACAAATTACAAACGTAATGTTGGTGGTGCAGGAAATTTAGCACTCAACATAGCAAGTATTAATGGCGAAGTAGATTTGTATGGACCTATTGGAAGAGACAAGCAAGGGTCTACAATACTAGAGTTACTAATGAACACAGATGTAAATTCATATCTTGCAAAATGTATGGATACAACTACAAGTAAAGTTAGAATTGTAAGCACAGAAGGACAACAAATTTGCAGATTTGATACTGATGCAATATGTGAATGTAATGACTCATTAGAAAGATTTTACAGCAATATTAAAAAAGACGATTTAGTTGTAATTAGTGATTATAACAAAGGAGCAGTAAGAGAAAATACAATAGCACTAGCATTAAACACAGGTGCAAAAGTGTTAGTTGATCCAAAACAATCACCTGGTTATTACGCAGGAGCATTTTTAGTTAAACCAAATATGAAAGAATATGAACAATGGTTTGGCAAATTTGATTATGAAATTGCTAGAGAAAATTTAAGAAAATATAGATGGGATTGGTTAGTAGTTACTGCTGGTGTAGAAGGCATTCACGTAATTAATGCAGAACAAAATTGGCATATACAAGAAGAAGTTCAAGAAGTTGCTGACGTTTCAGGAGCAGGAGATACTGTTATGGCCATTATTGCACATGGTATAAATCAAGGTAAATCAGTACCTGACTCATGTGCTCTTGCTTGTTATGGTGCATCTAGAGTTGTAGAAAAAAGAGGTGTAACAGTTGTAACTAAAGATGATTTGAATCGTGGTGTTGTATGGACTAATGGGGTGTTTGATATACTGCATACTGGCCATTTAAAACTACTTAGACACGCCGCTACGCTTGGTAAACGCCTAATTGTGGGTATTAACAGCGATGCTTCAGTAAAACGTTTAAAAGGCGATTTAAGACCCATTAACGATGAATTCAAACGCAAAGAACAACTAGAACAATTAGGATTTATTGACGAAGTTGTTATATTTGATAATGATACACCAATAGATGAAATACTCAATATTAAACCAGATATCATTGTAAAAGGTGGTGATTATACTGTTGAAACAGTAGTTGGTCATGAAATTGCAAGAGTAGAAATCTTTCCGATAGTAGAAGGATACAGCACAACAGAAACAATAGAAAAGTTAAATGAAAAAATATAAAATTGGATTAATTCAAGCAGTAATAGTTTTAGTACCAACATACTTTGTTGCATATATGACAGATAAAATGGTGTATACTATTCCTATGTTAGCGGCCGCTAGTTTTGTTGCGGCTTCATTCAGCAAAGACACAACCACAAAACGCATTGATGATATTTCTAAAGAAGGCAAAGATTAATGAAAATATTAATTACAGGACATGAAGGTTTTATAGGAAAACACTTGGGTGGTTATCTAGTAAGTAAAGGCCACGAAGTTGAAGGTTTTGAATATGTTCCAAATGTTTTGCCTGACCCATCACCATATGATAGGGTAATTCATTTAGGTGCTATTAGCAGTACAACAGAAAGAGATACAGAAAAGTTAATGTTGCAAAACTATGAATTTAGTATGCGTCTTTTACAAACCTGTGATAAATTTGGGACATCAATGATATATGCCTCAAGTGCAAGTGTATACGGACTCAATAAAGAATTTATTGAAAACAGTCCTAAAAATCCTACAAACGGATATGCATGGACAAAATATTTGTTTGATAGATCAGTAATGGAAATTCCAGAATATACTTGTAATATTCAAGGTATGCGTTTGTTTAATGTGTATGGTCCAGGCGAAGAACACAAAGGTGAACAACAAAGTGTGTTTGGTAAGTTTGAAAAACAAGCAAAAGAAAATGGTGTAATTAAAGTATTTGAAGGTAGTGATAAAATTTATAGAGACTTTATTTGGGTTGGTGATGTATGTCAAATAATTGAAAAATTTATTGATGTAGATTGTACAGATATTTGGAATATAGGTACAGGCAAAGCAAGATCATTTATGGATATTGCTAAATTATATGCTGAAAAACACAATGCCAAAATAGAAGAAATACCAATGCCAAAAGAATTAATTGGTCAATATCAATACTATACTGAAGCAAACACAGATAAACTAATTAATACTATAGGCGACTATAAGTTTAAGACTATCGAGGAGTATATTAATGCCTGCTAGACATAGTGGAAAAGTAGACAAAGGTTGGGGATATGAATTAATATGGGCAACCAATGAACTTTACTGTGGAAAAATTATGGTTTTTTCCAAAAAAGGTAATAAGTTTAGTATGCATTTTCACAGAGAAAAAACAGAAAGTTGGTTTGTTAATCAAGGAAAATTTATTGTACGTTGGATTGATACACAAACTGCAACACTTTATCAAAAAGAATTAGTGCCTGGAGATACTTGGCACAACCCACCACTACAACCACATCAATTAGAAGCACTAGAAGATGGCAGTTCAATAAGTGAAGTTAGTACTGCGGATTCTATTGAGGACAATTACAGAGTAATGCCTGGTGATAGTCAACCTTTACAAAATAATGAAGAAACTACGCCTGCGCCTCAGACCAACGAAGAATAATATTCGCTGTTGTACTTACACCGCCTGATTTATAAACGTTAATTGCAAGAACGTCTGGACCGTTCGGGAATGTACCTCTACCACCTAGTGTAGTATTTGTTAACTCTTTCAAGGTACTTAAATCTAACATCGATACTTCACCAGGTTGTGCAATAAATGAAAATACTGTTTCACCTGGTTGTGCGTACGGTGGTTGACCAAATAGTAAGCCAACTGTATCACCTGGACTTATTTGTGCAGTCGAACTCTGTGTAAATGAAATTTCGTAGTATTCTGTACCACCAAATTCTTTAAGTTGTACACCACCAACATAAGTACCAGCCGGGAATTTAGCATCTTGAACCTCTTGACCTGCAATAGCACCTGAGGCATCCCAACTTGCTTTAGTAATGTTTAGTACTGATGCGTTAGTTACTGCTCCACCAATTGAGAATGTGTAGTTTTGACCAGCAGTTATACCTGTGTTATTTCTGTTGTTTGTTCTAAATCTAATTCTACTATACCAATATTCATCTCTAACTTCTGTAATGATTGTACCACTTGGAAACTGTCCAGTTACTGAAGTACCAACTCCAACTGTATTGTTCAATGCATTCCAGGCTGTTGAACTTACATAGTGATATGTTGTATTATTTCTATTATATAGTGACGCCGCTGTATCTGTAAGTGCCGCTTGTACTGTTACGTTAGTAACTGTCTGAGTTGCACCAGTTGTCCAAGTAACACCACCACCCGGGGCAATCTGTGCAAAACTTGGTTGGCCACCTTGTGCAGAACCTGTTAGTCCTGTCCAACCAACTGATCCAGGATCAACTGGATAGTTTTGTGGATTTAGAATACCTTCAACAACAATTCCGCCTTTAATTGTGTTATTACTATTATCCTCACCGTCTGATGTAATCTCAATACCTTCAAGTAATAACTGTGCTCTGTTAAGTAGTTCTCTTTCACCTAAGTCACCTGTAATAGCATTTGATACACTAGGTGCTAGTCTTAACATAAACACCGTGTTTCTTGTACCACTAATTTCGTTACCAGTTGAAGTATATGAGAAGATATAACCTCTATCACTATCAAATCCGCCGTCTGTTTGGAACGCTGATCCCCAGTGTGAAATAATTGGACTAATAGTATTACTAATTAAAATTACACCTGTACGTTGTGTATGTGCCGCGGCCGTTCCTGCTGTGTAAGTTCTATTCGCACCAGCGGCATAGTTACTCATTGGTGCTGATCTAGTACAACCTGTTAATGTATCTCCGTTAACACCTGTATAAGAAATCATTTCGTTGTCAACGTATACTGTTCCTCCGTTTGGTGGAAAGAATGAAGCATCAAACAATGGTACAGTAGTTTGTGAATCATCCATGTCTGCCGCTAAACTATCGTTTGGACCATAGTTACTTACTTCATAACGAACAGGCATATTTCCTGTACGCATAAATGCTTCTGTGTTTACGTTTGAATTTCTCATTCTATGATAGAAAATAAAGTTACCATCATCACCTCTTAACATCCAATCAATAAATCCAGCACCGTACCAACTGTACTGAATTCCAATCATCTGCATCTTGGAGATGTCCATGATATAACCTGACGAACCAAAGCCGTCTAGTGTATCTTTGTTAAAGTCTGCTTGTTTAGTTTTCTTATCAGCAACTAAACAGATCTTACAACCTGTTACATTACTTACACCTCTAAAGTCAGGTGTAACATACATTGTAGTATTGTTTTCAACAAGTGATACAACGTGTGTCATTCCTTTAATAACAACAACATCACCTGCTTTTAATTGATCTCTAAATCTTGTTCCTGTACCACTACATAAGTTACTGTCTACATTAATGTTAATAGTACCTGCTAATTGTAGTGTTGCTGTTCTTTGTACTGAGTTAAAGTTTGTACCATCGTATTCTTGGAAGATACCATTCTGATCATCAAAAGTTCCTGAACGTACAGTTGCACCGTGCCAATTTAACAATGAAACCTGTGCTCTTGGACTTAATACTGGAGTCGTTGATCCTAGTCCTGTTGTTGCAATAACTCTAAATGTACGTTCACTTACAATACTTGCTACTGAATATTCTCCATTATAACCTGGAGTTTCAATACCAATTAATTTAATATATCCACCTACTTGTAATCCATGATCTACATCGTCTGTGGTTACGTTAATAAATGATCCCGTTGTTACACCATCTGCTGTCACAGTTAATAAATCATAACTTGGAGCAAACAAGGCACCAGTTGTATACATGATACCCTTA